TTGCCCACCTTATTGGACTTGGCGCGTCGGCTTCCGAAGAGGAAGACGATAAAAAAGCCAAAAAGGCGAAAGCCCGTCGCGCGGAAGAAGACGAGCGCGATGATGATGCGGAAGACGATGAGCGTGACGACGACGCCGAAGAAGACGAACGCGACGACGATGCGGAAGATGATGATGACGATCCGGATGCTTCCGAAGAGGATGATCCCGACGATGACGACGACCGCAAAGAAGGCAAAGCGGCTAAAAGTGCCCGCATTGCTGAGCGTAAACGTTGCGCCCGCATCTTCGGTAGTAAGCATGCCGCTGCGAATCCATCGCTGGCCGCCTCGCTCGCATTCAACACCGGGATGAGCGCTGCGGCTGCTATCGACGTTCTGGCATCTACCGCGCCAGCCACTCAACCCCAGGCGACGCGCAAGCGCTCTCTCGATCAGCGCATGCAGGAAAGCGAGAATGTCCGGCTTGGGCTGGATGGGGATAAACCATCTGGCGGTAAAGCGACGCTGGTGAACAAAATGACCAGTCTCTACAACTCCACCAAAGGAGAGAAATAATGGATCAGTATGGTCAGAATCAGTTTGCTCCGGGTATGAAAAGTGCCTTATTTATGCCGGACCAGCTCATCGCCGGTACGCTTCAGGTAGTTACTGATACCGGCATTATCACCGGTGGGACCTATAAGCGTGGAACCGTACTGGGGATGGTGACCGCCAGCGGCAAATACACTACTTGTGTGAAAACGGCTGAAGATGGCAGTGAAACGCCTGTGGCAATTCTTGTTGATAATGTCGATGCCTCGTCAGCCGATCAGAATGGCGGACTCTATCTGATGGGCGAGTTCAACCAGAACCATATCATTATTGATGCATCATGGACTCTGGCGGCAATGAAAACGGCGCTGCGCCCGCTGGCTATTTTCCTGAAAGATAGCACTCAGGCCCCTGTAGCCGCTTCCTGATTTAACCCTCTTACCTCTGACCCAATGCTTTAACCGGCAGGGGCTGACTCATTCCAATTTTTGCCAGCGTGCAGCTGGCATTATCAAGAGACTGAATATGGAAAATATTTATGATACCAGCGTGCTGGTACAGGTCGTTCCTAACCTGAAAACCAGTCAGAACTGGCTGCTCGATCGCTTCTTCCCGAATGTCGTGACCTACGAGACTGAAGAAGTGGCGATTGATGTTGATGTCGGCCTGCGTCGTATGGCGCCGTTTGTCTCTCCGCTGGTGGAGGGCAAGCTGGTCGAGTCCCGTAAATACCAGACCAATACGTTCAAACCTGCTTACATCAAAGACAAGCGCGCCCCTGATCTGCGTAAACCGATTCGTCGCCAGATCGGCGAGCGAATTGGTGGTGAATACACCGCCGCCGAACGTGAAATGCTGAATCTGCAGTTTGAAATGACTGACCAAATCGACATGATCAACCGTCGTCTGGAGTGGATGGCCGCCAGCGCGCTGGTGTCCGGAACCGTCACGGTTACCGGGGAAGGCTATGAAACCAAAGTGGTGGATTTTGGTCGTGCTTCCGACCTGACTATCACCCTGAGCGGTTCGGACAAATGGCCGCTGACCGTTGCCGCCGGCGCGACCAATACCCAACCTTCTGATGATATCGAAGTCTGGCAGACCACTTTCCTGAAAGAGTCCGGTTCTGTCGCCACTGACCTGGTCTTCACGAATAAGTCGTGGCGTGCATTCCGACTCGATACCACCATCAAGGATAACGCCATCACATTTCCGGCGCTGAGCCCGTTTGGTAACCAGATTAATGCGGGCCCGCAGGTCATGAAGGGAGCTATCTACAAAGGCCGCTGGGGTAACTTTGACCTCTGGTTGTATAACGACTGGTTTATTGACCCGCTGGATAACGTCGAGAAACCGATGATCCCTGATGGCGCTGTCATCATGAGCGGCGCGGACCTGATGGGCACCCGCGCCTTTGGCGTGATTCTGGACCCGGCGTTCAACTATGGTCCGCTGGCTTATGCGCCCAAGTCCTGGGTTAAAGAAGATCCGGCACAACGTCTTATCCTGATGCAATCCTCCCCGCTGGTTATTCCGAGCAGGGTCAACGCATCCCTCTGCGCAACGGTGGTCTGATATGGCTAAAACAACCAAAACCGGGTCGGTGGATGACCTGAATGCGGAAAGTACCGCCGAAGAAGGTCTGAACGTTGACGATCTGAATGCGGGCGGCATCGTTCAGGATAACCAACAGCATGACGAAACAGACGACGATTCAGCAGATGATGCGGATGGCGCTGAAGATGAAACCGCAGCCCCTGAATACGTCGTTCTGAAGGGAAACTGCATTCGTCATGACGGCGAGATTTACCGCGAAAATCTGCGTATTCCGGTCTCCGGTAAGGACGCCGAACGTCTGCTGGCTGCAGGTGTGATCGCCGATGTTCAGGTTCTTCGGCAGCGTGCGTTATCTGCTGCGCGTGGCGTGAAAATTACTACGGAGTAAACGCGATGGGAGTGGACTGGGATTTACACCTGTTGAGTCCGCTACATGGCGTCTTCGGCGATGAACACGAGTACCGTCCCAAAGACGGTACTGCTCCTTTCACGATTAACGGCATTTTTGACCGTGGGTATGCCCAGGCTGCTGAAAACCTCGACGGGGATTCAGTGATCAACACCTCCAGCCCGATGCTCGGCGTGCGTGATGCCGAGTTCCGCAAACTGGGGAAACCTCAGCCTGAAGTCTCGGACCGCGTGTTTATTAAGACCGTCGGCGGCCACGTCATTAATCAGTTATTCGTGGTGTCCAATGTCGAGCCTGACAGTCATGGCGGATCCCGCCTTGTCCTCAATGTGGTGAAAACACGATGAATGCATCAGCTATTCGCAAAATGGTGGTGACAGCGTTGTCCGGTCACACCGATGCCGGCGACCGCGTTATTCGCCGCGGGACTGGCCAACCTCGGCAGCGCTCTATCCGGCGCTGCTGGTTCAGACCCCGTTTGATCATAAAAGGCGCAGGGGCGGAATACGCCGGCATTTACTACGGTGACCACCGTTCGCATCACTGGCCGCGTCCAGGAATATGACGGGGAAACCGATGATGATGGGGCGCTACGAGCCGAGGAATCGCTGGAGGACCTGCGCGAGCAGGTAGAAAGGGCGGTCATCAACAGCTACGAGCTCACCCGTAAAATCCAGAAGTACGCGGAAATCCGTTCAACGATTGACGTTGACGGTGATGGTGAAGCGCATCTGGGTCAGCTGCTGTTTGAGATCGACATCGAACATTATCAGGGGCCGGAAGATTTTTATCCCATCGACCCGCCACCGCTGGAGGGGATCGATATCACCGTCGAAATGCCGGATGGCACACCGCGCCCGGGCATCAGTATTAACCTGCAGGAGTAATCCATGTTTGTAAAACCAAAAGACGGGCTTAGCGTTCGCTGCCCCGTCCGGGGAGAGCCTTTGCCCCAAGAGGGCGGGGAAGTTCCGGATAATACGTTCTGGCGCCGTCGGTTGAAGGATGGCGATGTCAGCCTGGTGCTGGAAAAAGGTGTGAAGAACACCGCTAAAAAAGAGGACGCTTAAATGACCGTTCCGTTTTCACGCGTACCCGGTAATCTCCGGACGCCGTTGTTTTACGTCGAGTTCGACAACTCTATGGCCAATACTGCGACGGCGACGCAACGAACCTTGCTGATTGGCCAGATGCTGGCTGCTGGTTCGACGCAGGTCAATATCCCCGTCAAAGTCTCCTCGCCGAATGGCGTGGGAGAGCTGACCGGTAAGGGGTCACAACTGCATGGCATGATGACTGCCTATCAGAAGAATGACACGGCCGCTGAAATCTGGATCCTGCCGCTGGCGGACGACTCCGGGTCAATGGTGGCCGCGAAGGGGAGTATCAAGGTTGCGTCACAGGCGTCTGAGACGGGCGTAATCTCTCTCTACCTCGCCGGGAACCGCGTGCAGCTCACCGTGCTGGCAACCGATACGCCGGCGCAAATCGCTACGGCACTGGTCGCCGCCATCGCCAAAAAACTGACCTCCCGGTTACAGCAGCTGTTAAATCAGACGCGACCGATACGGTCGAGCTGACGGCTAAAAATGCGGGGCTTCTGGGTAACGGGATTGATATTCGTCTCAACTATCTGGGAACGCAGGGCGGGGAATCGACGCCTGCAGGTCTCACCCTGACCATTACCTCGATGGCAGGCGGCGCGCGCGCCGGATTTTGTGGATGCACTCGGCAATCTGCAGGAAAAACGTTCGATTTCATCATCAACCCGTACGACGATACGGCCTCTCTTGATGCCATGAAGGCGTTTCTGAACGATGCTTCCGGCCGCTGGGCGTGGGATAAACAGCTGTACGGGCATGCTTTCGGCACGACGTCGGGAACTTATGCTGAACTGGGCACAAAAGGCGAGGCCAGAAATAACCAGCATGAAACGCTGCTGGGCGTGTATCGCTCTCCGACGCCTCGTTATATCTGGTCTGCCGCGCTGACCGGCGCCATTGCCCCGAGCCTGCGTAATGATCCGGGCCGCCCGCTGCAGAGCCTGCCGGTTTATGGCGTACTGGCGCCAGATCTGCAGGACCGTTTCGAACTCACTGAGCGTAACAACCTGCTGTATAGCGGCATTTCAACGTACACCGTCGCCGACGACGGGACGGTCAACGTAGAAAATATCATCACCACCTACCAGAAAAACAGTTATGGCGATGAAGATGACAGCTATCTGCAGGTGGAAACGTTGTTCAGCCTGATGTTCGTGACCCGCTATCTCCGCACAGCGGTGACCAGTAAGTTTGGACGCATGAAACTGGCTGCTGACGGGACCCGTTTTGCACCGGGTCAGCCCATTGTGACGCCCAACATCATCAAAGCTGACCAGATCGCCGAATACCAGACGCTGGTGTTTAACGGTTACGCCCAGGATGCAGAAGCGTTCGCGAAAAATATTATCGTTGAACAAAATTCGTCCAATCCGAACCGCGTTGACGTGCTGTGGCCGGGAACGCTCATCAATCAGCTGCGTATTTTTGCGCTGCTTAACCAGTTCCGCCTGCAGGCTGAATCAACAGGAGCATAAATCATGGCTGACACTTCTAACCGCCTGGCCGGTACCGCCTACGTCACCGTGGACGGTATTTCAGTCATGGTGGAAGGTTCCTTTAAATACCAGCCATCCACTGTTAACCGCTCTACGCTGACGGGTATGGATGGTGTGCATGGTTATAAGGAAAAACCGGTTGCCGGGTATATCTCAGCACGCCTGCGTGACAGCGGCGGCACCAGTGTTCGGGGTTTTAACGGGCAGACCAACGTTAACGTAATTGCCGAACTGGCGAACGGGAAAACGATTATTGGTCGCGCGCTCTGGACGGTCAACGTTCAGGAAGTGGAAAGCGAAGATGCCGTGTTTGATGTTCGCTGGGAAGGCCGCGACGTGACGGAGAATTAATTAATGGCTGAATTAGAACGTTCGAAGAGCATTATTCTGACCATTCCCCTGGAAGATGCCGCACAAAAATACGTTATGAGCAGCTGGAGCTGAAGGCCCCCACGCTGACTCAGGTTGAGAAGT